GTCGTCGACCAAGTCGATGACACGAAGTTGCTGCAGGAGATGGGCGGTAATTTCATGGTCAATGAGACGCGCGACAAGGTCGAGGCACCGCAAAATTATGGTTTCACTTCGGTGGTGTTCAATGCCGAGAAAGACGGCATGGGCAAAATCAAGTCGAGCGCAGAGCACTTCACCAGCTTCATGGGTGGCAGTCGTTCGTTCCCAGTTGCGATCATGGACGATCGTCGTCACCGTCTTTATAAATTGCAGCAAGGCGACACCGCGATGTTTCGCGGGCGTGGTGATTTTCAACAATTTCACATGACACAGGACGGTGGCTTTTGGACTGCGCCGCAGGACAAGACCGTGCGGATGCAACTGTTGCAGAAGGACAGTCAAAGCAATTCCACAATGCAAAGCGGTGGTGCAAGTGGCGGCGGCGCAAGTGGCGGCGGCGGCAGCGCTGGTGCGCAAGCAAGAGATGGTTCGAATGGCGGTTCGTCTGGCGGCGGCGCTAGTGGCGGTCAAGGTCAGCAACAGAAGGGACAGGAATCCGTTTACAAGGATGGTCAGCAGTCGCCGATGTTTGTCGATGTTACCAAGGACGCTAGTCGTATGGGCGGTAACAGCGTTTACTTAATGGATGGAAACGGCACCATCCTTGTTCACGTCACTGGTGGCAATGTTTATCTCGGTGCCCAATCTGGAAAGGCGTCATTTGCGAAAGTGATGACCGAGAGCGGTCCTTCAGTGAACGTTTACGCGAAGATCGGGTGAACGAATGCCAGCTGGGTATAACGTCCCAGATATCCGGCTCGTTCAAAACAACGTCTTCCCGCAATACTCGGTCACCGTCGATTGGTCGCTGTTGCCGAACGGCACGCTCGATGACACGCAGGCGTTGGCAACCGCAGTCATCGTCGCGCTCGGCACCAATGCGCTTGCGGGCGTGAACGACGAGTTACCTGATCCAGATTCCGTTGATCGCATGGGATGGTGGGGCGATCTCGACGCGCAACTGATTTGGGGCGGCTGGTCCATCGGGTCGAAGCTCTGGTTGTTGACACGCACCAAGATATTGCCAGCATCCGCGCGGCAAGGCTCGACGATGGTCTTGGTCGAGAATTATATCCGCAATGCCATCCAGCCGTTTGTCGACAACAAGATTTGTTCTGGTTTCAACGTCTGGACGACGCGGGTCGATCCGCAGCGCATAGATGCGTTGATCAGGATTTATCGCGGTCCATTGCCAGATATTGAACTGCGCTACGCCGTCCTCTGGGACGCCATGCAATCCTAACAGCAAAGTATCGACATGCCGTGGAACACGCCGACATTGCGCGCGGTGCGCGAACTTGTGCGCGACGCGGTCAACGCCTCGTTGCCCGGAGCGGACGCCAATGTGCCGAACAGCGTGTTGCGCGTCATGTCCGACAATCAGGGCGCGCTCTGTCATCTGACGCTGCAATATGTCGATTGGCTGTCGCTGCAGCTGTTGCCGGACACAGCAGAGACCGAATGGCTCGACCGTCATGGAAATATCTGGCTGGTCAATGCAGACGGTTCGACGGGTCGCAAGATGGCAACGCTCGCCACCGGCACTGCTCAGTTTCAAGGTCTTATTGACGGCACCGTAATCCCGACTGGCACCCAATTGCAGAGCGGCGTCGGCATGCCGACTACCGTCTCATCACCGAATAACGTGGTCACGTTCGAAACGCTTGAGGACATCACAACATCGGTGAGCACGCTGGTCACCGGAAATATTCGCGCACTTGATGCTGGCTCATTTGGCAATTTGCCTGATGGCAGCGGGCTTTCGATCTATCCCCCAATCCCCGGCGTCAGCGGCACGGCGTTCGCGTATGGACTCGTGAACGGCACCGACACGGAAACCGATGATGAATTGCGCGCGAGAATTTTGCAGCGGATACAAAATCCGCCGATGGGTGGCGACACTGCGGATTATGTGGCGTGGGCGCTTGCCGTTCCCGGTGTGACGCGAGCATGGGCTAATGTCGAGCAAGGCGTAGGCACTATGACCGTGCGGTTCATGATGGATGATCTGCGCGCCAGCGATGACGGCTTTCCCAATCAGGGAGATGCCAACACTGTCGCCGACTATATCGACACAATGAGACCAGTGACCGTTAAAGACTGTTACGTGGTAGCGCCGATCAAAGAGTTCATTGATGTCACCATTGCTGAACTCAATCCAGACACCAGCGAGTGTAAGGCAGAGATCGAGACGCAGCTGCAGAACTTGTTGCTTAAGATGGCTGCGCCGGGTCAGACAATCTATTCAGCATGGGTCAGCGCAGCGATCATGCAGGCCCCAAGCGTGATCTCGTTCAGGCTCGTTAGCAACGCTGACTACGTCATGCCAAACATCGGCAGCATGGCCGTACTCAGCACAATTGTTTACGAGTAATTTGATGAGTGACCGGCACATTCGCAGGGCCGGTAGCGATTACCGGGACGCCTTTCTTGAATTGTTGCCGCAAGGTCCGGCATGGCCGAAGCACACGATTGACAGCGTGCTGTGGCAATCCTGCGATGGTCTCAACAACTATTGGGGTTATGTCGATGGCCGTGCGGCTGATCTCCTAGAACGTGAGAGCGATCCGCGTACCACGCTAGAACTGCTGCCAGACTGGGAACGTAATTGGGGCCTGCCCGATCCCTGTTGGTCAGAAGCGCAGACCATCGGCCAGCGCCAGCAGGAATTGGTACTGCGCATGACCATGATTGGTGGTCAGTCGCGCCAGTTCTTCATCGATACGGCGGCCCATCTCGGTTACTCGATCACCATTTCCGAATATCGCCCGTTTATGGTCGGGATGGATCGTTGTGGAGACAGTCGTGTTTACGGCGACGGCACCAACCCGATGTTCTCGGACACGTTCGTGCGCGGTTATCTGCCGGTCTACAACACTAACGGCGAGCGCATCGCCCAAGGTGAATTGTCCGAGTATCCGAACTACGGTCTCGGCCCTGACATCAACCGTTTCTATTGGCAGGTTCACGTTCACCTAGCTCCATTGACTTGGTTCAGAGTCGGCGGCGGCGGCGGACAGTGCGGCGTCGATCCGCATCTGCGCATCGGCTTCGCCAACGATCTCGAATGCATTCTGAATCGGTGGAAGCCCGCGCACACCCAAATCATCTTCGATTACACGAACCTTAAGCCCGGTGATCCCATGGAAGGGACGCCGTAACGGGGAACGCATGAGATGCTTTACAATCAACCCTATGGCGTCACCGATACGAATGCTCCCTACATCAATGGCGATCCAAGCATAGGCCAACAAGGGTCAATCCCGCCTGCTGCTTCCATTGAATATCCGCAGCGCGAGATTGTTAATTTCATCACCGACAGTGGCATTACTCCAACCAATTCCGATCTGACCCAACTCGCAAAATCGGTGCAGAACGGGGCCATCAAATACGGAGTAGCGACTGGGCCAGCGTATGCAATAGCTGTCGATTTGCCCATCGCGCCGGATGCGTACACAGCCGGTCTCGTTATCGCTGTGAAGATCGCAACGTCGAATTATGGACCGACAACCATCGACGTAAATTCGAAAGGTACGGTGAATATCGTGCGGCCCGGTGGCCAAGCACTCGCTGCAAATGATCTTGTTACTGGCGAGATTGCGTATCTGGTTTACGACGGCACCAATTTCCAAAAAATAGGATTGGCCTCAAAAGCTCTGACAGGACCGCAGGATTACTGGGTAAGTGTCGCAACCGGCTCAGACAGCAATGACGGCTTGAGTTCTTCGACGCCATTCCTGACGATCCAGCATGCAGTTGATGTTGCATCGACGTGGGATTTGAACGGCAACACACTCACCATCCACGTTATGGATGGCACATACGCTGGTGGCCCGATTTATCTGACGACCAACAGTGGGGCTGGCCTGATCAAGCTTCTCGGCAACAATATCACGCCAGCGAATTGTCTCATCTATAATAACACAACTGGCATGTGCTTCTGGGTTTCCAACGGAGGCAATTGGGAGATTTCAGGATTTAGTTTTCGCACGACCGCGACCGCCCCCGGCGCGCCGGGACATTGTATTCGTTGTCTGGGTGCCGGGACGCAATTACTGGTTCACTATTGCAGTTTTGGTAATTGTGTTGAGTCCCATCTTTCAGTTGAGTTCGGTGCGGCGGCAACGATACAGGACAGCATCACGATTACCGGCAGTACGAAGTATCATTTGGCTTCGTCAGCTGCCGCGAGCCTGCTCGTGCAAGCGGCCGGGGCCGGGACGACGCTGACGATATCCACGCCAATGAACGTCGCGGGAGCGAACTGGTACGCAACTGCCAACGGCGTCATCAACGGAAGCTATGCCGCCATCAACAATTTCAGCAGTCTTGTCGGCAAGAAATACGACTGCTCACTAAACGGAGTTGCCAACAGCAACGGCATGGGTGCCGCTGGGCTACCCGGCACGGTCCCCGGCACGACTGAAACCGGAGGACAATTCGTATGAATAGCGATTGGTACTGGAACGTCGGCGGATCAGCGACGCAAGTCTATTCGGGCGCGAGGAATATTTACGTTCCGCTTAATGATACTGACTATGCGGCGTTCGCCCAGAACAACACTGCAACCCCCACTGCCAGCGAGGCCGATCTTTGGCCTTTCATGCAATCGACCGGCTTATCTGATTGGTTGTTCGACGGGACAACTTTTGTGCAGCCAGCAGTTGGCGAATACACACAGGTCCAACTGGCGAGCTACAGCGCATCAGTGCGTTACAATTGTGAGATACAGGGCGTGACATCGGCGGGCGAACCGATCAGAACGGATCGCGTCAGCCGCACGGCGGCGAACCAGACAGTTGTCTACCTCAACGCCAACCCGACGCTGACCGTTAACTGGAAAACCTTGTCGGGATTTGTCGTGCTTGCGCAAGCTGATGCTGTTCAGCATGCCAACGACATCAACGCGCATGTGCAGACCTGTTTCGATACCGAGAAAAGCGTGAGCGATCAGATCACGTCAGGAGCGATCACGACGCTGGCGCAGATCGATTCTGCCTATCAAGGCTTGCGAGCGAAAGCTCCACCCGAATTAAAGAACAAGTCAAAAATCGGTGTCTGATCATGTCCATCGTCAACATCATGGTCGAGAACGATGCGGATTTTTATCATAGCTTTGTCTATCAGACGAGCGACGGAGCACCCATCGATCTGACTGGTGCCTCGATGCTGATGATGTTGCGCAATCCAGCATCCGATGTGACGGTCTGGTTGCAACTCACGACTGATCCCGGCATGGGCATCGTGATCACGTCACCAACGACCGGGACTTTTACAATCTTGATCACTCAGTCGCAGTTGGAGAATCTGCCGGTCAACGCTTATGATCATTCGCTGGTGATGACATCTCCGGGCGGTATGAAGAAGCGCATCTGGAGCGGCACCTTGACCAATTCTGCGGGGCCGTCGCGATGACAAACGAGATCATCACCGCACCTGATGATAGCGAGATCGTCGTCATCAATGCCGACTATGAAACCGAGATCATTTCTGTCCCGCCGCAAGGTCCACCCGGCATTCAAGGACCACCGGGACCACAGGGCATTCAGGGTCCGCAAGGTCCGCAAGGCATTCAGGGTCCGCAAGGCTCGACCGGCACCGGAATAACGATGAAAGGGTCGGTGCCGACCAGCGCCGATCTGCCAGCGACCGCCAACACACAAGGTGACGCCTATCTGGTGTCGGCCGATGACAGTCTGTGGATTTGGGACGGCACGAAATGGGTCGATGGTGGCTCCATCCAAGGTCCACCCGGTGCGCAGGGTCCGCAAGGTGCGCAGGGAAGTCAGGGACCGGCCGGTGCGCAGGGACCGCAAGGCAATCCCGGCCCGCAAGGTGTGCAAGGACCAATCGGAGGTTCGTTTCCAGATGCACCGAGCGACGGGACCACCTACGGCAGAATGAACGCCGGATGGTTACCGATCACGAACATTGCGGTTAGATACGACACCGCACAGGCGTTGACTTCGGCACAGCAAGCGCAAGCACGCGCAAATATCGGGGTGCTGAAAAGGAATTACATCATCAACGGCGCGATGATGGTGAGCCAAGAATGGGGCTCCGCTCTGATCAACGTCACTGCGAGGTATCCCGTCGATTTGTTTGTGGTCTATGTAAACGCGACCGGGCTGTCTTGGCAAACTTCACAGGTTGCGAGTTTGACACCCGCAGGCTCGCCTTACAGATTACGATTTACATCAGGAAATGCTCACGCTGCGGTGGCATCTGGCGAGTATCTTTTCATCGATACAAGAATTGAAGGCCATCGCATTGCCGATCTCAAGTTTGGCAATACACAAGCCAAGACGATCACAATTCGATTCGGCTGCAATGCACCCGTCGCTGGGACTTACAGCGTGACGGTGTATAACAGTCAGTCAACACCGCGAGCCTACGTGTCAGAATATGTCATTGCAGCAGGGGAAGTTGGTGTCGATGTCGTCAAGTCGGTCACCATACCGGGTGACGTGGCCGGAACGTGGGCGACAGACAACACGTTAGGTTTAGACGTTCGGTTTGCGCTGCTGGCAGACCCTGCAGCCTGCTCCGCTCCGGGGAGTTGGATCAGCACATCCAATATTTTGGGATCAATCCATCAGACCAATATATTTGCGCTTGCTGGTGGTAGCTTTGACCTGTTCGATGTCGGGCTTTACGAAGGCAGCGTTGCGCCAGCATTTCAGGTGCCGGATTACGCGAGCGAACTATCAGCATGTCGACGCTATTTTTTCACCGGACAGGTTGCGGCTTTGGGCATCGCACCAAGCGGCACAGCAGCGGTCACGGTTGGTGGAGCTTCCTATAATTTTGGCAATCCAATGCGCGCACCTCCAACAATCACGCTCGGCACTGCAACCCAGAGCGTGAATGTCGCCAGCACCACGACAGATAACATCACATCTGACGGGTTTCGATTTTATGCCAACATTTCCGCCACCAACGTACAGTTGGCATTTGCTGCTCCGTTTAATGCTGACGCGAGGTTGTGATGGCAGAATATCAACTGACTGCGAGCGACGCGGTCGTGATCCGCACCATCGATAACGCTTCTGTCCCCAACGATCCGGCCAATCGTGACTGGCAAGAATATCAGAAATGGCTCAACGCAGGCGGCGTGCCTGATCCTTATGTGCCGCCACCAGAACCGGAGCCGGTGCCGCCGCTGCCAGAGTTGACCGACGCGGTGCTATACGATCATGAAAACCGCATTCGCACTCTTGAGGGAACGCCGCCGTTATCGCTGGCCGAATTTCGTGCGCACGTGCTGAAGTTGGGAGCAACTATATGACGCTGAACAATGAAGCGCTCGATCAACTCAACCATACGCCTTTGCAGATTGTTACCGAGATGCCGAAGCCGGGATTGCAGGAAGCTGCCACCGTAACAGAAGAACGTCGTGAAGCCATCAAACAGGTAGTGTCGTCCTTGTCCGAAGATGTCATCAACGAAATTGTTGATCTGCGCAAACAACTCGATGAACTGGAAAAACTGGTGCTCGCTGGCAACGCGCGCGTTTCTCAAAGTCTCAACGATCACGTCGATATCTGCGGATCGGTACGACAGGAAACCAATCGCTTGCGCGGAATGATCCTGCAGCTGAGCCAGACACAGATTGATCACGCGGCGGTGTGATCTTCGAAGTCGAACGGTTTTGTCATTCCGGCAAAATCGGGATCGATAGCCTGAAGCGAACTAAGCAACGCTCACTGAGATACCTGTTCAATACCCCTACTTGCTACTGATGACTTGCCCCCGCTTCGGCGGGGGCTTTTTTTATTCGCTACTTAGCGCTCGCACCGTGTCGATCAACGAGTGCTGCTTTTCCTGCAGGACATTCACTACCGACGAGTCGAGTTCGTGCCACTGATTGTCTTCTGCCATCTGAGGCGGAATGATCGTGACTGCTTCACGCGCCACACCGTAACGTACCAGTGCAATAATGCCTTCATCACCGCGACGGCGCAAATAATCACGCAGGGCCGGGTCACGGTGGGCGTCAGGATGCTTTGGGTCGCACCAGATTTGCACGACCTGAAGGGTCTGCCGATAGTTGTCGCTGTCGTTCTGCAGCGTGATGTGGTCTGGCATGATATCGATGACATAGTGCGAGCGGTCAGGTCGCGACAGGTCGGCGGTGTCATTGTTGACCAGCCAGCGGCAATTCCAGAAACCACATTCGGGCGGGAAACCTTCCTTGTGATAGACTGCACAGCCCTTGCCAAACTTCTGGTGTTTGCAGCGTTCGCCTGCTTTCTTGCCGAGTGGTGGGATCGGCAAAAGTTTGCAGCAGAGTTGGCAATCGCCGCACTGGCGCATCAGTGGCTCTTGATCATGAGCGCGGAAACTTCACGTAAGCGATTTCGATAGTGCGTCGTCATGGTCTTGCCGTGCTCGTCGTCTCCGAGCCCAAGCTCGGAAAGCGAGGAATGAAAATAACCAACGGCGACCCGCACTGTCATCGCTTGGCCTTCGGTCAGCATCTGTCCGTTGATGATAATTTGAGGCTCGTCATTGTCAGGCATCACGGCGCACTCCAAGCCGCTTGGCAATCGTATTCGCTATCGGATTATTCAACACTTCCTGAAAGTCGACGGGGTCGAGTTTGTTGGCATATTTCTGTGACAGGTTCAGCATCGTCAAACTCAATCGTCTTGATTCAGCAATATTGCCAGCGATGAGGGCTTTCTCTGTCGCGATCAAGAGCGGATTAAGCTCGTCGATGAATTGTTGCTTCAGCGTCTTGCTCATATCCAAACCTCGACAATCTTTGGATCGTCATCCTCACTGCGCATCAGTGCGACAAGACCGGCTTGTGAAAGACAATCGCGCAAGTCATCCAGCGAAAGTGCTCCGATGATGTCATCGGTTGCAACAGGATCGGGATTGTCTCTGGTGACTTCACATCGCCGTGCCACGAATATATCCGGAAAATCACGAGGATGATCGAACACAGTCCAATGCGAGATCGCGTCGCGCTGAACGGCTTCCCACTGACGTGTGACGACAAGGTCGACGGCGTCCATCATTATCGTGTCACTCGTTTAAGTCACCAGATATTCTTGCCGCTCTTTTGGCTTGGTCGGATCGCCGCGATAGAACGGCGACCACCAGTAAACACCAGTTCGTCTGATCTTGAAGTGACCACGCACGCTATGAAGACCGGCTTCCTCGCGTGACATCCATCCGGCGCGCATGGCGCGTCTCTGTGCCTGTGACAGTCGCAGGTTCGTGGTTCGATAGGGCAGGAAAGGGGGCTTTCGCTTTTTGATGCGCGATTTGTTGAGAGCGGAGATATCAACCGGGCGGTTCTCGATGGCATTGCGCGAGTTCATCATGGCGATCACGGTGTCGATAAATGGTGGTTCGCCTTCAATGTCCATTTCCCAACTGCCAGCAACGATGGTGTTCAGAAATGTTCTCAGCAGCTGCTCGCTCGACATCGCCTGTTTAGCACACCACTCAAAGAAACCGAGTGCATGATCAACAACCCACGGCATGCTGTGCTGCTCAAGTGTTCTTAGCGCGTTGCGCTCGCTGGCTTTATCGGCGAACCGTGACCAATCGTGAAACATCGAGCGCTTCATCCATGCTCTGATTTGTTCGTCGGAGAGTGTTTTGTTATGACGCGCAAAGATGATGTGATCGAGCAGTGTGCTGGGCGAAACTTTTTCATCCAACTCTTTATCGCTCAACTCGCTTACGGTTA